CTGTCCTCCTTAAAGACGAGGAGCCTGTTATAGTGCCTTATCATGGCGGTTACCGGCGTGTTCTCGTCCCCGACGTGCATGACATTGAGGTCGGGGAAATACTCTGCCGTAGCCTGCCCGTCTGCGTCAAGTCCTGAGTATAATGTCTGGTTCGTTCCATCTCCGTATAGAAATATGCGGTTATCTGTCGTACCGTTGTACATCTCAGAAAACCGCATGCCGAGTACGGTGTCCCTGTCGTTCTCCGGGTACGTGTAGCCTATCTCTATGGTGTTGGTGCCGGCAATGGGCGTCACGGTCTCGGTGACGACTATCGCCGCGCCGCTTCCGGGCGCCGTGCTGAATGTGACCGTCATGTCAACCATGCTGTAGGTATAATCTGTTGTAGCGCTTCCGCCGACGGTAACCTCTGTCACATTGACGTTTTTGTTTGAAATCGTGAAGACAGTCGTTTCTCCATCTCCGACAAAATTCTCCGCGCGGCTGCCACTCACGAAGGTAACTGTCCCACTCTCGGCGTCGGATGTGTAATCTGTGGTCAGGGTGTAGTTTTCGTCGGTATCGGTGTTCTTCACATAGTCGATTGAAGCAATCCCGGTTTCGGTAAGCTTAAATTCCGTAGCGGAACCAGTGGGGGAGAACCGCACCCTGCGCAGTCCGCAGAGTTTGTTGATCTGCTCAAGCGCTGTGCCGCCTCCGGACGGAACCGACGCGGTGACGACGAGAGGGCGGTACCCGGCAACATCCGCAAGCGTTTCGCCGTCCCAGACCTTATACTGGGTTCCGTTCATAATGTAAAGCTTTTCGGAATAGCCGAACATATGGACTCTTTGTGTCGTTGTAAGTGCGCCGATTTCTGTTGCAACTGTCTCAACGGATGGGTCTACAAGCCAGAGCTTTCCGTCGCAGGCGGCTACCATGACTTCGTTGCCGCCAACGTATCCCGTCCACAGCCCGCGCACGGGTACGGCGCCGAGCGTCGTTATCGTCTTCGTGCCGGGGCGAACCTGTAAGGCTCCGTCTGACGTAATGCGGAAATTTGTCATCACGGCGGCCTCGCCGTTTTTGAGATTCGTGTCTCCGTCCGGACACTGGTTAACGCCGAGCCACTTTTTGATCTGGTATACCTTCTCGTCGGTATTCGTTATAATATTAGCCATAGCTCACCAAATCCCGTATTCGCCGTACTCAATTCCGCCGTATACGTCCTCAACGCTCTCCCATGCCGACGCGGGTACTTCTCTTGCGAAACGGTTTAAAAGCCCCTCGTACCTCTGTTGAAAGTAATTTGCCGCCGTGGGATTCTCGTCTACAAGAAGACTTGCCGCGAGTCCGTAAGGCATAACGGTCATACAAAGTGTGTCGTCAACCCCATCTATGTAGTCGTCAACAGAACTAACAGCGGTCCATCCGGAACGTCTGCTTCCCGCGACAAAGTCCTCAGAATAGGGATAGCACTCGCCGATTAGGACGTTAATAATCGCAGGCGTTCTGTTTCTGTATTCCGTTGTATCTGTGGTGTCAGAAGACCCGGTGTCGTCAAGCTCATCCATAAGGGCCATAGCCGAGTCAAAAACGTCACTTACATATGCCATAGCTAATCTCCTTTAGCCTCATTCATAAAGTCCCTAAACGTCACTTTCGGCATGATAAGCGCCATCCCGCCCGACATAAAACCTCTCTGTTCCTTGCTGTAAATATCGAGAAGGTAAGGAGACGGTATGTAATCCTCAATCGGCGCGTAACACTCTTGGTAGAACCTTTTGATAAGCGCCATGCTCCCCGTCTCTTCGTCGGGTGCGCGGTGCTTTACACTCTCGTGCAGAAAGTAGAGTCTGCACATTACGGTCACGACAAAGTTTCTGATGATCTCTTTATTGAGCGCCCTGCGCTCCAGTTCGTGTGCCGCCCATATCATGTTTTCAATGTAGCCGCGGTGTCCGCTTGCGTAGGTGTACTCGCCGTTATTCCTGCGGGTGATGGTCGTTGCCGCCCAATGCCACATGTAAACCGTCTGCGGAATGTGCTTGACGCGGCTCGTCAGCGCGGAGACAACGGCGTTGAATCCCGTGTCCTCGTTTGCCCGCGTGTCGTTGAAGCGGATGAGGAAGCGGTCGAGGAAACTGCGCCTGTACATCTTCGCAAAGACCCATATCATGTCCTGCGGATGCGGCACAAAGCTGCCGTTCTCACACTCCTCAATAAACTGTCCGCCCACAACGTCAAGATTGTTTTTTACCATGTCGTTTGTCATCTGATGCAGGGCAAAAGACGTGGACAAAGTGTCGTCAGCGTCTACGAAAACAATAAAATCTCCGTCCGTGCAGTCCATTCCGGCCTGCCTCGCAACTGCCGGACCGCCGTTTTTGTCAAGCGTGACAACGTCGATATGTAAAAGCGGCTCAAACGCCCTGATGATCTCGCCGTAACCCCCGTTTGGGGAGCAATCGTCAACGAGCGTCACGGTGACGCGGGAGACAATGTCCTGCATGGCTATACTTGAAAGAGTGCGCGGCAAAGTTTCATGTGCGTTGTAACAGGGGATTATGACATCAATAGTAAACATAAACTCTCTTTCCGCGCTCTCTGCGCTCTTAAAATAGGGGAGGGGGCGGGGTTCCCGCCCCCTCGCAAGAGTTAGTACGTGATGGTATTTGCGACCGGCGACTGGAACAGTGCCGAATTGGTGGGCTTGGATGCCACGCGGAGCTTGACCGTGCCGGAAGTGTCTGCAGTCGCGTTGTTCAGCGCGGCGTATGTGATATTTGCCACATTCGCGGCAACCGCAGTGGCGGAATCGCTGTAACGCGGGTCGGACCCATCTGTGGTGTAGTAGGTATAAGTGCCGGCGTCTCCGGCAACTTCAAACTGCGAGTTTGCGGTGACGTTCGTGACCGTCGGCGCGTTCGTGTCGTAACTGCCGTTGATGCAGGCGAGTACGCCCGCGGCCTTTGCGCCGAGTACGAAAGCGTCGTGCATGATGCGCCCCTCGACCAGATCGCCGTTTATGCCCGGAGGGTCCTTATGTATTTTGTAGTCCTGAAGTTTTGCGGGGGCGAGACATGCCGACTTATAGGTGATAAGCCAGTAGACGCCGGTCGGGAGATAGGTGGACGGCACCTTTACGACCTTCATCCCGTCAATCTCGCCGACCTGTCCTTTAACGAGGGTTTCTTTGGCGAGGGCGTCCACGCCAAGAAAGTCGGGATTCTGTTTGAGCTCCTTATACATCGCCGTTGTGATGAACATCGTGCGACCGGCGTCCGGTACAAGCGCGTTGTCCAGAGTCTCGGTGCAGTTCATCACGTATCCGGTAATGGTGTTTTTGTTCGGCGCCGCCGTCGGAACCTCCTGAGACCCCGCAAGGTGCGCCCATTTGTCAAGGCGGTACTTGTCCAGCGTCGGAATGACGATCTCGTCAAGCTCGCGTTTGAGGGACTTGGTCGCGGCCTTAATATTCATCTGCTCTTTGGCGTTGCCCTTGTCGATGGAGAAGGTAAACGCTTTGTCCTGCGTCATGGACATCTCCTGTACGGTGTCGCCGAGGTCGGAGACGTTTCCGAATCTTGTCATACCGCCGGAACGGTTGTAGTTTGCCAGCGGGACGGTGTCAACGCTGTAGACTTTGAGCGTCTTTATACCCTCAAAGGTATAGTCGGAAGACGCGGCGGACGCTGTAACGGACTGCTTGGAAAAGCGCTCTGCTACCTTGTCCGAATATTTGGTTGTGAGATTAATTGCCATAGTTTATTATTCCTTTCTTCCTACGGCAACGCGCCATAGGAAATTAGTCGTTCCAGTATTTGTCTATTTCGTCTTCGTATTTGGCTTTTCCGGTAGTTGTCTGGCTTCCGGTTGCGCGGGTTTTGTTCTTGGTGTTCTGCCGCTCTGCTTCAAGCGCCTTGTTCAGCTTCTCCAGCTCACCCGAGAGCCGCTTGTTCTCGTACCGGGTATAAGCGGATACCAACGTCTCCCCGCCCTGTACGGCTTTCCAGACGTCCTGAGGTATGGTCTTGAAATCTTTGACGTCGGGATACGTCTTCACGAAGTCGGATATATCCTGTTTGCGCTTTTGTTCCGTCGCCTGCTTTTCGGCCTGTTCCGTTGTCTCGAGCTTATGTTTTTCTGTCAGTTTTTCCTTTTCGGCTTCAAGCTGCCGCTCAGTTCGGAGGTTCTTGACCCTGCCGAGCGCAACTGACATATCAACCTGTTCCTTGTCTGATATGTCTTTTGCCCTTATCTGGTCTATAAGGTCAGGAACAGATAGGCCCTGCTTCTGTGCAAGCTCCTGCAAAAACGCAACGGACTCGCTGTTTTTAGCAGACTCATCCGAAAGCGCGTCAAATTTGCTGCGTATCCTGTCGTAGTCCATGCCCTTCTGTGCAAGCACAACGGCCTCGTCCCGTGTAACGGTCTTTTCCTCGCCGAGATATTTCAGCTTAAACTGGTCTGTCTCTGCCGGTTTATCAGGCGGGACTTCCTCCACGGGTTTTTCTTGCTTGTCTTCTGTCTGATCCTCTGGTTTTGGCGGGTCTGCCTCTGCCGTAGGTTCAGGCTTGCCCTCGTCATCGTCCTCGCTGAAGTCGACATCTTCAAGGTCAACGTCCTCACCCCATCCGTCGTCCGATGTTTCAAGGCTGTTTACAGTATCTTCGTCCATTGAGTCCCTTTCTCCGCTGTGGTTGGCGGAAAACATATTTACAAAAGCGCTGGTCTGCGCCTGTGTATTATTTTGTAACGCCCGTTTCATTTACCTTGCGCTGTAGCGCCGAGTTTCCGCCGCCTATGGGTATTGGCGTCGGAGCGCCGCTGTCCACCAGCTCGCCCGATCCGCCCGGAGCCGCGCCCTGCATTTGTGCCATCATGCCCTGCTGCGCTTTGAGCTTCGCTATCAGTTCGCCTTTCTTGGAGATGTACCCGTCCGGTACGCGCTCCAGATAGTCGACAATGTCAATCTTGCCCTGCATGATAAGGTTGTCGAGCGTCTGCATGGAGGCGATCTCAGACCAGTAGGCGGATGCGCCGACGTCAAGCTTCAGACTCATAGGCGTATCTTTCAGAAGGGAAAAGTCAAACGGGACCTGCATCTTGCTTCCGGGCGACATACCTGAAAACTGTATAAGGTTCTGCGGAACCTCTATGTCAACAAGCCGCTGCCCGTAATACTCCGCCATAAAGTCAAGATATATGCGGCCCAAATCCTCAATGCTCTGGTATAGGTTCTGCTTCGTAATTTCGGACGGAATTGAGGACGCCCGCTGCAGGGCAATAATTGCGGAAGTATTATCCGGTCTTGTGTCGCCCATTGCAGCCGAGGTCGCGCCAAGAAAATTCTGTGTATAATCTACCGCAAGTTCTATAAACTGCGATATCTGCGGCGATATCGCGGCGGGGTCTATAATCTTCGCTGCTCCCTCGACAACGCCGTTCACACCGATAACGGAACCCACCTGATTTGTCCACTTCGGTATCCGCGTCCTGTCGTAGATGATCTTGGGGTAAGCCGTTGTCATAAGAGAGATCATACTCATAGCGAAGAGCTTGTTGACGAATATCTGGTTAGGGATAAGCCCGGTTATCAATGCCTGCCCGTGATAACAGTCCTGAATATAGTCCCAATTAAGCCAAGTGATGGGATAAAGGCTCAAACCCAAATCCCACGTATCGCGCACCATTGCGTTTCTGGTGCATTCACAGCCGTTTATACTTCCGGTCTTGCGGTCTTTCCAGAGCTTCAAAAGCACCGTTACCTTGTCGTCCGTATGTCCGTCCATCTGGCTGTTGTTGTCGTCGGAATCCGGCTTGATGTCCCCACTGTCTCCGGCGTATTTTTTTGCCCGTTCCCTGACGTCCTCCAGCATTTCACGTCTGGCTATGATAATGTGCGGCTGTTTCTGTACCCGCCTGTCGTTCGGATTACCGAAGAAAACGCGGGTGTTTTCGAGAATTTCCGTGACAATCGCGCCCTTTGCGGACTGTCCCGTCTCGATATCCGGGTCCCAATAGGTGTATGTACAGCCGTCGGAGTCGACGGCTGCGTTCCGCATGAACTCTCTCAGTATCGTCGGTATCTTGTTATGCTCGAACAGACTGTCAAACTCGTTGTTTACAATGTCGGTAAGCTGTTCAAGCTGTTCGTCATTTGCCGCCGCCGCAAGAGGGGATGCCTGCATTTTGATATTATCTGACGTGACACTCGCCACCTGAAAGAGCGTGACCCGCTTTAAAAAGTTGAATACCGGGGTGGGCAGTCCGTTGGACTCCACGCCTTCCCACTGTTTGCCGACGAAGAAATTTTCGTTCGTCTCGACGGTGTCGTTCAGATTAATGGCGTTATTGAACTTGACGCCCTTCTCGTATTCGTTCCAAATCTTTCGGAAAAGCTCGTCGTCTTTAGCCATTATTCATCCCTCTTCTTCGGTTTGGTGTAGTCGTATCCGAGTATGTTTGCTATGCCTTCAGAGTAAAGGCGTTCGGAATATTCCTGACGCTTCTTAACGTCTGGGTCAACCGCAGGCTCTTGTAGCTGAGGATGTTTTTCGATATTATCCACGCGTTCCAGGTTATCGTATTTGGATTTGAGATCAGCGATATTTTTGGCCAGATGTGCGCAAACCAGACATATGACCAGAAGCATAAGTATGATCGCAATCGCGAAATAAACTATTGCCATAGTTCCTCCCTAATACGCCAGATAGTTGGCGCTTGCTTCTCCGCCTGTCATACAGTCGTCGTAATCTTCATCAATACCGGGCTCGTCCCAATCGTCCGAGGGTTCCGGCGTCAGCGTGGGAAGTGTGCGCGATATGCAGAAGTAACGGACGCCGTCCACCGTGTGGGTGATTTCGTGGGGTTCTTTCGCGCAGTCGTTCGGGTTCTTTTCGTCCGCCTGTATCGCCTGAATGTCGGAGATGATCTCCTTGCAGCTATCGAAAAACAACAGTTCCGGGCTGCCGTCCTGTTTGTCTTTCAGCATTTCCTTGATCTGAATATGCCCCTGTACGCGGTTGTTGTCGGCCCTGACGATCCCCATCCCGCAGATCATAAACTGTTCGGCAATTGTCTTTCCGGTTTCCTTCTGACGATTCCACATATCGGGCGGTACGAAGGTGCAGACAATCCGCTCATTCTGCAGGGTGCAGTCCTGAATTAACTTTGCCGCCTCAGTCGGAATGAGGTTCGGCATTTTGAGTTCCCGGTAAACGTAACATCTTCCGTTTTGATCTACGGTGATCCAGTAACAGGCCAGCATATCAAGCCCGTAGTCAAGCGAGCGGTATCTTACCCAATGGTCCGGAATCTTGAACGGCTTTACAACATGCTTTGCAGTGGAAAATTCGGGGAAATAACTGCCTGACAGCGCGTTCCAATCGCCGTACCTGTGCGCTTTGCGCATGTTCTCCGGCAGGCTGGAGAGCATCTGTACATAAGCAGGGGAGGCCTTAATCAAATGAACGTTGTCCTCTACCGTCGCCTGTATAAACGAATAGTCTTTCGGGTTCTCGTTCTCCTCCGCGTTCTCGGAATCAGTCTTAAACTGTCTGTCGATAAAAAGCCGCTTTACCCACTGATGGCCCACGCCTCCGGGGTTACATGTGAGATAGAATCTTTTTGGCGCCGACGTCGTGCCGCGCAGACATCCGCCGAGTATTCGAAACTCCTGATAGGTAAACTGCGTCGCCTCATCGAGAAATATCCAGTCATACTCCTGCCCCTGATATTCCTCCGCAGCGCCTATGCTGAAATGCCCGAAGCGTATGGTCGAGCCGTTTAAAAAATACATGGTGTGCAGAGACTCTTTGTACTGAGCAACAGTATCGGGAACCATCTTTTTCATCGGATCGATATGGTTCTGCTGTAATTCGGGATAAGTTCGGCGAAGAATAAGTATCCTAATCCCAGGCCACCGGAGCGCCCCGCCTGCCGCCTTGATCCTTATGGCGTGGGTCTTTCCTCCGCCTCTCGCTCCGCCGTATGCGGTATAGAGCGTTCGGCTGCTATAGAAAAGCGCCTGCTTCGGGTTCGCTTCTCCGAAGTTTATCGTTGTATTGAACTTTCCCTCGCCTGTTGAAGTCGGCTGATTTGCCCCGATTCTAGGTCTTCCCATTTATCCCCCAAAACAAAAGAGCCAACCGTTTTCACGATTGACTCCATTTAGTCCAAACTGCCGGCCCATTTGCCGCAGCGCTTGTTATTTCGTTATGCGCTGGACGATCTTCTTGCTGACCTCCAAAACAATAATCTCGTTTTTCGTCTGCTTAATCTCAACGCTGTCGCCGGCGGAAACGATGGCTAAAATCCGTTTGATATCCAAGGGTACATCCATATTTTCGGCATACCACCCTTTCAAAAACACCCCCGGCCCGTTTTCCGCGCCCCCTGTATCCCGCGCCGCCGACTATTTAGCAGCAACTAAATCCGGCGGCACAGGCAATAGAGAGGGGAAAGGAGGAAGGTGTGAATCAAGCTTATTATGCGTGCGAGGATTTGCATCTCACATGATATGTCCGCAAACATATCCAACAGTCTTGCGCTAATAACGCTTCACATGTCCCATGCGGCGTCTACTGGACGCGTTGACTTATTCAGCCAACTTCTCAATCCGTTTATAAAAACGAAAAGATTTCAACGCCCTGCTTGTTTTCCAAGCGTCTATTCCGCCACCGCATAACGGTCGTGGGCCGCTCAGGTTTTCACAACGCATTACATTTTTGTTTTACCCGCCAAGGGTTTAGTTTGACATTCGCTCTAACAAGCGTCCCAAGCAACCGGCATGTTAATTGTTTTGAACTGATTTGTGAATGGATGAGTATATCCCTATAGCCCCGCCCGTGAGACCCCGCCTGTTTTTCCGCTACCCCCTATATGGGTACTTGGTCAGTCGCTTAATACCTTGGGGAGCGCCCAACGCCAAGACATCATGCATACTTCGGGGCCTTGCTAATTGGCCCTCAACAGCGCAGAGCCGCAACACCTAATTGCATACTGCATTCATGCTTTCAGCGCCTTTTCACGCCCACATTGAACAAAATAAAAGGTTTGTTCAATTGCCCTAACTGCTCAATGCGTTGCGCTGCAATGCTTACAGGGTTTAAGCAGCAAATGAATAAAACATTTTGTGCAATTCCGTCAATGTAACGGCTGATTTATGCAGTTTTTATCCAAATGGATTGTTCCCGGCAGAGCTTATTTGCACGTCAACTTTAATGTCGGAACTGGTTTCCTGCTTGTCCGACCATCCGCCCCAATGCGCCTGTTTTAGCTTGAACGCGGCATGCCCTGCGAGCTTTGGATTAATAACAACCTGTCGTATTGTGGCGTCTTCCCTGTACATATCAATTTTTTTTAATATGACACCGAATCCCTTATACTTATCTTTATACTTATCTTTGGATTTACTCTCTTTATTATCTCCTGCCCTATATCTGTCTAACGTTGAAGGGGATATACCGAAGAATTTTATAATCTGATAGTCTGTAGCATCTATACCATTATCATCACAGTACTTTATAAACTCCTCCGTTTTCTGGGCAAAAGTATCTGGAGTGTATAACATATCAGCCATATATATCACCTCACGTTTTATATTATAATCGGTTTGGTGAATCTTGTAAAACACGAGTTCCCATTTTCGCACGTATGTGCGTGTATATGAAAGAGAGGGGTATTGATGAGAGATATGAGGGGGATTATAGGGGGAGAGAAATAGGAGAGTATGAGAGGGAAAAGAGAGGGGGGACAAGGGGGAGAAAAGGGAGAGGGGGGAGACGGTGGTATGACTACTACCGTAGTACTCCCGTAGCACTACATTACCACTACGGTAATAATGTGATTCCGCATAAGTTTGCGTAAAAAAAGCCGGTCAGGTGTTATCCCTGCCGGCTCTCTTCGTCTGGTACTTATTCCATTATATCGCCTGGTTGACAGCGCAACAGTTTGAAAACTTGATACAGCGCGGAGAATACGAGACTATGACGAAAGCGCAGCGGAAACGATCGAACGGTGTAATTACTACTACTTTACTACTACTTTTGGTTGCTGTGCGACTTGCAACCACTGCATTTTCCTCATGGTCCCGAACCATGCGCGATACCAAACTTCGCCACACCCCGATGTCTGTGTTAAGCGCTTGTTAATTATAAGTTTTAGGCGGCGGCTTGTCAAGCCTAAAAAATTCGTCCTTAATATTTCTTTTGACTGCGCAATTGCTTAAGCGTACATGCAATAATATTTTAAGGGGGCGCTGGTGTGAAAGAGTTTTACACTATTTATAGGTTAATTTTTCTTGTCGGCGGCTTATCTGGCCCTGCGGCGTGGTATACTTACGGCGACGACACCGGAAACCTGATTCTGCATGGTTTCGCTGCCCTGCCGAAGTCGTTCCCTTTTATAAGGAACAAAAAATGCTGCTGTTCGTCATATTTAATATTCAGCGGTTTTCTGAATTCTCAGACTGAGTGAGAGGAGGCTTAAAGTTAGATGAAATTTATAAAGAAGCTTACAGTATCAATTCTGATAATATCCCTGATAACGACCATGATTCCGTCGTTTGCTTTTGCCGGGGCGGTTATGGACGACGGCAACTTTGTAACATTTGATTACAGTGACGTTCAGAGCGGCTGGTATGAGAAATGGGCTGGGCTGTACGGCTATAACGACGTCTTTGAAAGCGGAGACGACTGTTTCTATCCTTACAGAGCAGTTACGCGGATGGAGTTTGTCCGTTTACTCCACAGGGCACTTGATATAAACATAAATTATTTTGATTATGGCCCGACCGACATTAGTGATTA